AGTGTTAATTATTCCACAGCGCAAACTGGAGGACTTCTCCAATGGTTGTAATTAAGAAAGGGAAATTGAATGGAAGTGTTGGAAAGGTTCAACGAGCGCGACTCGCTTGCAGACGTTGTAAAGATGAGATCATCGCAGGCAGAAGCATAGCAAACGGTGACGACCATGCGAGGATAATGCTCGTAGGTCAGAATCCATGCTATCCAAAGTGTCTTCAGTATATGCGACCCTTCACGGGAGGGAGTGGAAGGTTAATAGATGATGCTCTCAAGATACTGGGTCTAATACGGGACGACGTGTTTATTACGAATGCTGTTTCGTGTGCAACGTATGACAATGTCCAACCGAGTCTGGAAATGAGGAGAAATTGCCAGTCTTTTCTATTCCAAGAAGTAGAGGAGATTGATCCTAATGTGATTGTGGCACTTGGGACAGTGGCGTTTGATTCATTGGTTGGAAGGTTCACGAAGAAGAGACAAGAATATCCCAAACCCGGTAGTGTGACAGATCAATGGGTTAACTTTCGACCAAAGAGAATTCTATATGTACCACATCCTGCCTATGCGATGCGGATGGGGAAAGGAAAGGAGTTTCTTGAATATATGAAGGTGTTAAAGGTATGGGTTTGAAAGTCTGCTAAAAATAATGGCGATGGAATGGGGTCTCTTTGTCATAATCCTATTCCTTAAGGGAGTTATGAACCTCGAGTCCAGCCTGCAGCCAGTAGTAGTCGAAGTTGTGGGTTTTACATTGGCAGCGCTGGGCATTTGGTGGGCTATGAGTTCTTAAAAGATAGGAGTTTGACAGAATGGATGTAGAGGAATATGTTTAATTTATAGGAGGTAAAAATGATTGTAATAAAAGTTGGAGGTATGATGGTAGTGAATATAGGTAATGATAATTTTTATTGCGAGAAGGAGACAGGAGTAGATATTTGGGAAGAGAGAGCGAGATATATTGATATGGATGATACTCTCTATATAAGAGGAAACGAATTAAGGGAAGATTTAACAAAGTTAGTTGACAGATTTCTAAAAATTGGGAAAGCAATAGAATATTTGGATGAAGAAGAATATGATATAGGTTTCAAAAGGTTGGCAAAATAACTAAATACGTGACCGAAGAGGAATATGATGCAAATAAAGAAGAAGTTTTTTTTACAATGGTATAAATTCTTGAAAGATAGGAGCTTAAGAGCATGGATGTAGAGGAATACTTTCGGGCGAGGTTGTTAGGACGTCCTTTCGAAATCGACGACTACCGGGCAGATAACTATGAATTTTCGAGCAAAACTCCAAGCTCATAGACGAGATAGTTCCATTAATTCCCACCGATGTCCAAGCAATTGTCGATGTTGGTGCAGGCGATGCTCTCTGGAGTCGGGAGATTCAAAAACATATTCGAGTGCCGATCGTTGCACTTGAGAAACGGCAGGAGTTTCTTCGAGGCTTGTCGTCCCACCATCGCGTCTTCCCGGTACAGGTGAATCTTGAAGACACAAAGATTCTTGCGGTGCGGAAGGCAGTGTATGTGTTCGCAAATGTCCTGCATGTCTTGAGGAAGCCAATTCGGCTACTAAGGTCAGTGCCAGAAGGTTCAATTGTGGTGGTTATAGACACATTTGCCGATTGGATATGGAGAGAACGGTTCAAGCTTAATTCTGTCAAAGATAGTGAGATTTATATCGAGATTCATTCAAAATCCGAATGGGGGACATTAACAGAAGGCCAGCGTTGGATTCTATTCTTCGATGAATACCTTGACCGTATAAATGCGACTCGAGTACCTATAATGTCGGAGTTAAAGAGAATTTGTTTCGATTGGAAATGTTTAGGTTCCAAGCTGAACTCTCGGAAGTTTGAGTTGGGATATATCGTATGGCAAGTGGGGGGAATGAAGTTTGAAGAGATATTCGATAGGCTCTGAAGATTTATCGAGTCATGGATAGAACGTATAGTGGTCATGAACAGTTCTCCTCGATGCCCTTCGGAATGTTGCAGGCGCTGATGTTCCTGAATACAAAGTCAAAACGAGTCGAGAATCTGATGAAGGAAGCGATGAAACATTCATGGCAGTTTGAGAGGATGCCAGGATTTGAGGCGTCAGTTGGCAGACTCGCTCATGGACACTCTCAATTATGCAGCCATCTCACTTTATCTTGGAATTCGTGATGGTTATATAAAGGAAGAAGACTTGTTGTAAACTTACAATAGTAATCTGAGTGTTGGAGAGATAGTTTGTGAGATAGCGTATAAGAGGCTGTTAAAGGAAGTGAAGCAGGCCAAGTTCGATAGAGAGTCTTCTGTGATAGAGAGGATTCTAAGAAATGTATCAAGGATACTATACAAATCCTTCATGTTTTCTATCCAAATCTATATAAAACTATGTCTAAGATGAAACATTTCGTTCTGAGTCAAATATGTGCGAATAGTGCAATATCTTGGTAAAGGTAAGAATGAGTATCATAGGCGAGCGTATGGTTGAGCTTGCTATACAAGTGTGGAGAGGCGACATGAGAGGGATACCAAAGAGAAACAGAAAGTTTGAGAGTAACAGACAGTTACGAATCTCGGATGCGATTGGGCAAGTAGAGTTACTGAAGCAACTTAGAGATAAAGGTTTAATTACTCAACATGACTATTGGCTACTGAGCGGCAGTTATCGTATTATTCATGAGAAATGAAAGGAACAACGATAGAGAAATATGGTGTGCACGTCACAATATTTGAGAATGGTGATGTGTACGTTGGAACGAGAGGAGATGTCATAGTGGTGCAGGCACGGTCTTTGTTTATTAAAGGTGGAATAGTCAATGAAGGGTTGACAGGAGATGTCTCATAAATTGTGAAATGACGAAGATAGTTATAGATACTCGTGAGCGGTTGGCTGCGATTCAGAACTTGTTCAGCAAACAGCGAGACTTTCAGGTCGAGGTTCGGAAGCTTGAGGTCGGTGATATAGAATTCGGTAATCTCATTATAGAACGTAAATCCGCTACTGACCTGTTGAACTCTGTCCGTGATGAACGGTTCTGGCGCAATCTGTTCACAATGCGAGAGAACTACGAGCATGTGCTGATCTGGATTGATGCTTCGAGGAAGGACTTACGACGGGAGTGGAAATTTCGGAAAGGGGGCTACTTAACTTATCTCGGTGTTCTTGCTACGTTTGCATTCCATCAAATACCGACATGCCAGTTTGAATCACGACATGAAGCGGAGTTATTCTTCCTATATCTCTTTCGGAAACTCGAAAAAGGAGGGAGGCGCGAACCTCCGGCGAGGATCAAGAAGAAAGGAAGGTCACTTGACGAATTGAGGATTGAATGCCTGCGGACGTTACCGGGTGTGGGATTTAAGAAGGCTGAGGAGATTCTTTCGCAACATGGCTCTATTACATCATTCGTAGAATCGCTTGAAGAGTCGTCGAAATATTATGAGTTCTTTTATGGAAAATGGAGAAAGAAGTAGAATTCTCGAAGGAGTGGAAGGGCAAACTAATAAATCTCAAGTTCCGGCGAGACAAGGACGGTAGGAACTGGGTTAGCTATCTTCATGGTGGTGGCAAATCGGATGGCAAGTGCGTGCTTCTCGATAAGTCTCAGTTAGGTGGTAAGATCGAAGTAGTGCCGGGTGTCGAGTATACATGCCTTATCCATAAAGAGCTGCCAAACGTTGCGTTTGCAAAGATCATGGAGCGAAGTTTTGTTCATAGATTGATAGTCAAATCTGATGGTGTCTGTATTGTTGTTCTTCAAGAAGAGAAGAAGCCAGTTGACAGGTTCATGCTACCCGACGTCCGGAGTGCTATTCAGTTCTTCAAAGACCGAAAGATTTCGAGGTTCGAGGTTATCTTGCAGGAACCTTCAGATCATAAGTGGTGAACAGTCTTTGACATACCCATAATTTGTCATGAGACGCACATAGATGACTCTCAAGCGGATTTTCTTTCGATACCTATATAAAACTATGTCTGAGTTAAAAAATTTCGTTCAGAGACGTGTATGTGCATCTGGTGAGAAATGTCAGAGAGTGGAATAGAAATGAAGGAAAATAAGAAAGAACAACATGGTGTTAGGATTGACCTGGACGAGGATTGGAGATTAGGCAGCGATTCTATGCAATGGATTCTTTATAAGAAAATTGAAAGAAAGACGAACGAAAAAGAAATTTTAAGTGATGAAGATAAATATTATGCTGTTGGATTTTTTGCAACACTGGAGAATGCCTTGAGAGTGTATCTTGATGCAAATTTAAGAGGTTCTGCTGCTAAATCAGTAAAGGAACTCTACGATAATCAACAGAGAATCCTTCAGAGTTTAAATAAGGTCTTAAAACCGTTTAAGATCACTGTCAATGTTGAACAGTAAATCTGAACGGCTTGAAAACTTTTGGAGTATAAAAGGGTATAATATGCCCAAATGCACGATGAGTAGAGTGGAAAATAATGTTGTTTCTCTGAAGCTTGCAAAGAAGTTGAAAGAGGCTGGTGTGGAACAGGAGAGTATGTTGTTCTGGGTCAGATGGGAAGATAAAGACAAATGGAGCGTGAAGTGTCCGGATGAGTATATGAGGAAAGAGTGGGAATCTTCGCCCTTGGTTGAATGCTATTCGGCATATACAGTAACAGAACTGATGGAGGAACTGCCCAGCCTTGTGAAGCAGGAAGGGGAGCATTTCGCGCTCTGTGTATACAAGGAAAGTAACAATTATATAGTGCAATACGAGGGTTGGCGTTGTGATGAAATTGAGACTCTATGCAAATTTGAGAACAGAAAACTCGTTGATGCTTGTGCTCAAGCATTGATATGGGTAAAGAAGAATGTTTGACGAAGATAGAGGGTAGCATCATATTGTATTGACAAGCGGCGCGAATGAGGCGAATGATTACTCTTTTGAAGAGGAAGTGTAATTACTTTTGATATATATTAAATATTGAAGGGTGGAGAGTATGCTCTCAAATAAGGAAACTGAATATTTAGATAGGCAATTCGATGCCTTTGTGAAAGAAATACAGGAACGGTTTGGGCTAACACTTGAGGAGGCTCTACGTGAGATAGACATCCGGGTTTCGCTCCTGCTTGCGGGAGAGTATGGAAGAGATGTAATTGAGGAAGAAGAGTAACAAGGAGAGGATTTAAGGAAAAGGAAAAAAGAAGAACGATAGCAAATGAAGCGTTTAAGTGAATATATTGTCGTTGGAGTTATGTTGTCTGTTTCTCTTACTCAGTTCTTGGCGATAGATACCACTGATAGCCACCAGTACATTCCGGGTTCGTATGTATGCAGAGACTTCAGTAGAGACTTGATTTTAAATGCCTCTAAATACCA